GGCGCCACCAGGTCGTGGGCGGTGCCACGGCGCGGCAGGTAGGTCGGCAGCGTGGCGTCGTCGATGTGCTTGTAGGGGTCGAGCTGGCCGCCGAACGGCAGGGACTTGGCCTTGCGGGCGGCCTCGGCGGCCGCCTGGCTGTCGGTGCCGGTGACCAGCTGCTCGATGTCCTTCAACGCCGTCTGCGCCGGGGTGTCGGCGTGGCGCTTGTAGCTCTCGTTGATGCGCGCCGCGGCCGTGCTGAAGCCGAACTCGGTCTTCTGCACCTCATTGACCACGTGGAAGACTTCGTGGCCGTCTTCGCCCACCAGCACCACCTGGGCCGCATCGTCGCGCCAGGGGTTGCGGGTGACCATCACCTTCTCGCCGACCATCACGCCCGGCACCGTCGAGACGTCGTACTCGCGGCCCTGGAAGGACACGCGCAGCTTCGGGGTGACCTTGCGGCTTTCCGGCGTTGCCACCGCCAGCTCGCGGCACACCTCGACCGAGGGGGCCTTGATCAACTGGTCGGCGCGGATCGCCATCCATGCCTGGCTGCGCGTCATGCCGTGGCGGCGATGCTCGGCAGTGGCGTTGAAGTGGCTGCGCCACTTCTTGGCCAGGGCGTTCAGCTCATCCAGGCTGTTGACCGGCTGGAACTTGAGGCCCGGTTCGAACTTGCGCTCGATGATGTTGCGGGCGTTTTCAACCTGGCCGGTGGCGCGGGCGTTGCCGGCCTTGTGGGCGATGATCTCGATCCCCAGGGCGCGGCCCAGATTGCGCGTCATGCTGGCCATGCCTGCGGAGCCGGGGTCCATAAAAAGCACCTTTGGCACACCATGCAACAGGTCGTGGCCGCCGCGCTCCTGCATGGCGTTGATCAACACCGTGCAGAGGTTCTCCCCCGACTCGGCGCCCATGACGTACTCGACGTAAATCCAGCCGCTGGCGTGATCGGTGATCTCGTAGCTCCACACCCGGTCGGCGGCAATGCGCGCGACATTCTTCGGCTTGTTCTTATAGAACTCTTCGGCATCCATCACCCGCAGGCCGTTGGCGCGTGCATCAGCGGATGGCTTCAGGTAGTAAAGGACGCAAAGGCTCGCGTCGATCTGCCACACGTGGTTCGGATGGTCGCTGGCCAGCTCGGTCACAGGCGCCGGGGCCAGCAACTGGTCGGGGTGCAGCCCGTACATGCGCAGGGCGCGGTGGACGGTGCTTTCCGACAGCGGGCGCAGCTCGCCGGTCGCCGTGTCCATGTATTCGGCCCGGATCATCGCGTTGGCGCGCAAGGTCTCGACCGCATCGGCCACCGAATAGAGGCGCTTGCCGTTCTTCCGGGTGGATTCCATCAGCACGGCGGAAATCAGCATCGCCTCGTCGCGGGTCAAGGCGCTTTGCCCGGCATCGGAGCGGCGTTTGCGTTGGGCCATTACGGATACCTCCTTGAGCTTCTTCATCAGCGTGGCGCGAGACATGCGCAGGTCACGGCAGGCTGCGTCGTAGATGGCCCCCTTGCCGCCGTGCCCGGCCTTCCGGGCAGCTAGGGCCACGGCTACCAGTCGTTCGGTCAGGACGGCATTCATGACTTAAGCCTCGGCCGTTTCGCCGACCGGCTGTCCGACCGAGGGAAGATCACCGCCGCGCAGCCAGTCCGGCACCTCTTCGCCGTCCGGGGCTTCCTTGACGCCGAACTCGCCGCGCAGCTGCTTGATGGATACCTCGATCTGGCACAGCAGCCCGGCCATGAAGTCGTCGTGGGCCATGCCGTGCTTCTCGGCGTGCTCGGCGAGCGACTGGAAAGCGGCGCGCAGCTTTCCACGCACCACCGACTCGGCCTCGAAGGCGAACTGGCTGGCTTCCTTGCGGATTTCCTGCCCCTCGACGTCCGGCGGCGGGGTATGCACGCGGGGCTTCTTGGTGGTGAGCTTGGCGGCCAGCTCGTCGATCTTGGCGTTCTTGTCCGCGAGCAGGCGGGACTGCGCCTCGGCGTTCTCGCGGGTTTCGCGCAGGGCGGCCCGCAGTTCCTTGACGCTCATGGTGGCGATGTCGTCTAGCTTCAGCTCGCCGGTCTGGCCGGTCAGCTCCAGCTCCTCGATCTGCTCGTCGTCCAGGACCAGCATCTCGAAGAGCTTGGATTGGGTGCCGATCGCCTTGGTCAAATGATGCGACGTCGCAACATTTGAGAACTTCGTGGCAGCCTGCATGAATCGCACAGCAACCGAGCGATCGAGCCCTAACGCATCCAGGCGGGTCATGTAGTTGCCGTGCTCGCACGCCTCCTTCAACACCCGCAGGCCGCGCCCCACTTCCAGGCAGGCTTCCACACTGCGGCGCATGTTGGCGGCGATGTCGCGTTGGATCAGGTCAGGGTCGGTGCAGTCGGCAGGCAGCTGGTAGCCAAGCTGGGCGGCGACGGCGCGCACCGTGGCCTGGCGCTCCTCGTGCATCACCGCCAGCTGGTTGGCGGCCTCACGCATCGCGGGCAGCGCCGGGGTGTCGGCGTCGGTCACCACCACGGCGGTGTTCTCGGTCTGCTGTGGCTTTCGGGCCATCGTGTTCTCCTTAGAGTTGCGTGGTCAGGCGATTGGTGATCTCGTCGATTCGCTGCCGGGCGGAATCGAGCGAGCGCAGGATGCTCACGGCGTGCTGGGCGAGTCGCGACGAGGGCCGGATGCGGCCGGTCTCGGGGATGCGTTCAGCGAAGCCAGCCGCTTCCAGCGTGGCGACGTAGCGAGTGATGTTCGAGGCCGACAGGCCGGTGGCCTTGACCAGATCGGTCGGCGTCAGGCCGTGGGCAAAGTGGCCGAGCAGCACGTTCAGCACCTCCAGAACCTTTCCGGCGGATTGGCCGGTTCCCTTGTCAGCAGCCATCGCCCATCTCCTTCGCTGCGGCAATCGCGTTCGCCAGTTTCTGGGTGAGCATCAGCTTCGCCAGGCGCTGAAAGGCTTCGGTATCCTCGGCGTCGATCTGGATGTCCCCGTAGCTGGTCGAGATCGTGAAGCCGCGCTCCATGGCCGGCACCTGCTTGGCCAGCGCGTAGCTGATGCGTTCTTGTTCGGTACTCATGGTCATTCCTCCTCAAAATCCAGTTCGGGCTGGGCGTGCTTCTCGACGTTGCCGCGATGCCAGGCGAGCGTCTGCATGGCTTCCTGGATCGCGCTCAGAACGTCGGCCACGTCCGGCCGGGGGGACTTCTCGTAGAAGTCGAGAATCTGCGTAGCCGCCGCGTTCATCACCGAATGCAGGCTCAGGATGTCCTCGGCGGTCACGCCGCGCCCGGTGGGGATATCGATCAGCAGCCGGCCGGAACTGGCGGCCAGCCAGCGGGTGACGTAGTCGATGCCGCAGGCCGTCTCGTAGGGCCGGATCATGTTGGCCGGGATGCGGCCGGTCTGAATCCACTTGTAGACGGTCCAGTGATCCGTCAGCCCCATCCGCTCGGCGATGCGCTCGACGGACAGGTTGTGCCGTTCCTTGGCGAAGTCCTTGCACAGCTCCAGCGCGTGGCGCAGGGAGGTCGGCTGGATGCGCTTCCAATTGCGGCGGCTCATTGGAAGCCCCCCGAAACGGCGCCTTCCAAACAAATGCCGGATTTGCAGCTATCGGAAGCGATTTGCAGCAGATACGATGAAAGGCGGATAATTCGCACAAAGGCAAACCCATGAACGACACGCAACGCATTGCGCAACTCGAAGGGCAAATCAACGCGCTGGCTCATGCTTGGCTCACTCTGGTTGCTGCCCTGGAAACCCAGGAAGGCTTTGATGCGGCTGGCCTGCAGGCGTCGCTGCGCAAGCGGCGCTGGCCGCAGAACCCAGAGCTGAATGAACAGGCTCGGCCGGCGCTGGACTGGCTGTGCAACCAGCTGGACGAGGCGCGCGCGGTTCGCCAATCAGCAGGGCGTTAATGGGGAAGCCGAACTGGTCAAATTTCATGATTGACTCCCGAGATCGTCTCTTCCAGGTCGGCGAACAGCTCCATGCCCAGGGCGGTGAGCTGTGCGTAGGGGCCGACCTTGGCCACGAAGCCGCGCAGGCGCAGGCGGTTGCAGGCTTCGCGGGCTTCCTTCGGCGTCACCTCGAAGTCGGGAAGCCCCTTGTGGTTCAGGGCCGGCAACGCGTAGCCCTGGGGCATCGCGGTATGAACGGTGGCGAGGACGGCACTCTCGGCGTGGTCGAAGTTCATCGTGTGTCCTTTCAGGCGGCGCGCTTGAGGGTTTTGGGATCGGGTTTCAGACCGAGGGCGATGGCAGCGCGGTGGCACTTGCCGCGATGGCCCTTACCCAAGCCGCGCAGCAGATCGACGACGGTCATGCGGTCTACGCCGATTTCGCGGGCCAGTTCGGTGACGGGCACGCCATACGCCCGCAGCAGCGTTCGGGCGCTCTCGGGCGTTTGCGGGTAAGGCAGAGGTAGGGTGATGTCGAGCATGGGTGTCTCCATGGCTTGATGTGTGGTGAATTTTTGGGAGCGGCGTTGATATGAAGCGAATTGTAGGTGAAGTTTGTACACCTCGCAAGAGGATCGTGTGATTTCTGCACTTTTGCGGCAGGTAATGGATGCCAAGTCCCTCTCTCAACGAGACTTGATGGATATCCTTGGGGTGTCTCTGGATCGCGTGAAAAGCCTGACCTCTGGGCGCGTAGCGAAGTTGAAACCAGACGAGATCAAGGCGTTGGTCGAGGATCTGCATGTCAGCGCCGACTGGCTGGCGACGGGGACGGGACCGATGTTCCGACCGCAGCAGGCCGAAGATCAGGATGCCTTCGCCCAGCGCATGCAGGCGGTTTCAGCCATGGGGGCGGTGGTGGATGCTTTGCCGCTGTCAGAGCCGGAGCGCGCGCGGCTCAAGGTGCTGCTCACCGGCGATCCGGCACATGACGGCGCGCTGATCGCCCAGGCCCTGGCTGGTGGCCTCAAGCCGGACGAGGCGGCTTTGCTGGACAACTACCGGCACGCCAGCCCGGAGGGAAAGAAGGCCATCAAGGCGACAAGCGATGCGTTGGCGAAACCGGAAAAGGGGCGAAAGGCGGCCGGCTGAGGCTGCCAATGATGTGATTTATTGATTTTCTCAGGGGGAATGAAATGTCGGTTCTTGCCGGAATTGTTGGACTTGTCGGATTGCTATGCCTACTGGTAGCTGCCGTTGGATTGATCGCCCCGTCTTTCTTCAAGGACAAGAAGACGGGTGAGGTACCAAAGCGTTCACACCTCGCCGTGGGCGGGGTGGCCGGGTCATTCATTGCCTTTGCGATTGCTGGCGCTCTTCTGCCAGATACAGCCCCAGCCGATCAGGTAGCAGAGAAGGCGCCCGCCGCAGCGCAAACAAAGCCCGAGCAGGCCGCAGCCCCTGCCGCTGCGGCTGAGAAACCAAGCGTTCCTGAACCTAAGAAACCGCTTGATCTGGCAGAGGCGCGCCTGTTCGCCAAAGGCACACTGAAGGTCATCAACGAGGCCGAACAGTCCCTGAATGATGGCATCCAGCTTGGCGACGGAGCCGGCATCACCAAGCATGTGTGGAAGCCGCTGCAAGCGGAACTTGAGCGCTGGCCCACGTTGGTGGAGCGCCAACCGAACGACCAGCGTGAGCATTTTGCGTACTGCCAGGATGCCGCCCTAAAGCTCCAGATTCTGTCGGACGCCGTGAAGCGCGAGCGAACTGTCGAGAGCATGAAATACTTGCGCAAGGACGAGGCCGAGTATCGCAAGGCCAAGCAGCAGTGCGAGCAACAGGTCAAGGCTACCGATAGCCAAATCAAGGCCGCCGTTGCGGCCGAAGATGCCGAGTTGAAAAAGAAGTTCGGCGGCCGCGAATGTCTGACTGTCTACGGGGTGGATCAGCAGACGGGCAAAGTGATAGAGGAGCCAAAACCGGCCCATTGCAAGAAGCCCGCTCTCTCTAAACCAGATTAAAAGACCCCATTCGCATGCCGCCCGAAGATGGCGGCATGCGCTTCTCGATCCGTCAGTACCTTCCTCGCTGGGTCCGCCACCTTCTTAGGCTGGATGGCCCTGCATGCCTCGGCTGCCGTCACGCCTTCGTGACGATGGTCGGGGCGGGGTGTGTGCTTTCTCGCGGGTTCGGTCGGCGCTGTCCCGACTTTCA